ATTTTATTTTTTCTCCCTCTTGGATAAGAGGAAACTTATTAGTAATCCGATGCTGCTTGAGATAGTGATTATACAATAATGAACCTCGGACAGCAATAGGTGTGCCCTTGTTATAAATTTGCGAATAACTTCTGTAAGTGCCAAGATTATTACAACCTCTCGGGAATGCAATATCTAGGTAATCTTGTTTACGGGTATCAGATTTGATACCTGCAATATAATCAATCATGTCATCATTAGTTCCTTCAATCATGATCTTATATGCTTTAAGTAGTTTATCCTTAAAGTATGCTGGTGTAGATGAACGTTGCGTCTCCAGTCCCATGATCTTCATCTTAGGTTCCTTATAACGAACACCCTCACTATCCCATACATTAAGAATATATCTTTTCTTAGCAGTCCAGATGCCACGGTTAGCAATGTTCTCGCGTTTCATTACCATCTTCTGCTGATATGCATTCACATATTGTGCCAGTTCTTGGTAGCAACTTTCAATATAAGTTTCAAGTTCCACCTTACAGATCTTATCAAGGAAATTGACAACCTTTTTATCAGACGGCGTTCCTCCCTTGAATACATTCTTAACCAGATCACCCAGATCAAGATAAATGGAATCAGTATCCACAGCAATAACATAATCTTTATCACCTGATTTTAGAATTTTATTAAGATACTCATTCATCTTATTCTCAATCCAACGGATTGACAACTGTCCTGAAAGAGTAATTGCTTCAGCGTTCTCTAGTCGGAAGTACCTAAAGTATTCATTACCAATAGCACCATAAGCAGAGTTCAGTTGGATCTTACGTGCCATCTGAATGTTATTATACTTGGCAATGTCTTTAACAAGTTGAGGATCTTTAGTATTCTCATACTCTTGCTTAGCAGCAAGCATCTTCTTCTTGTAAATTGTGCGCTCCGTATAGATTTTCTGCATCAACTTAGGAAGGAAACCCTGCTTCTTTGTAGTAAACAAAGTTCCGTTAGGGCACATAGTAACGCCATCTAAGGTGCTTGTATCAATCTCACGGTTTAGTAGTTTATCTACATTAATACCGCTCACACGATCATCTAGAAGGGTCTCAGGAGAGATATTATACTGCATGATGAGGTGTGGATACAATGAGTTAAGGTCAAAGTTAACCACCCAATCATAAATGCCTGGAACAGGTTCCTTCACATAAGCACCAGCATACTGCTGATCCTTTGTACTCTCAGTTTTAGGAGGAATGACAATGTTCTCCTGTGTCAAGGCATCATAGATGATACTATCCCACATACGAACCTGATAGAATACATCCTCAAAGTTTACCTTTGCATCATATGCCATGGTAACAGCGAGTTCAATCAGTTTCATCTTATCTTCCAGCATGTCTACAAGTTCAACGTCATGGATGTTGTACTCAATAAACTTCTGCCAGTTACTACGATAGAAGTCCTGGAAATTATCAAACTCACTATGATCTAGTTTCTTCTGACCAAGTTCAACGAAAGCAATATGGTCAAGGCGATATGATTCCTGGTTAGTGTAAGTAAACTTCTGATACAGATCATAGTAATCCAGAGTTGCTACACCAATAAGGTCATAGTAAATTTTCTTCTGACCCTTGACATGCAGTTCACGCTCACGCACAGAGTTCCATGGAGACAATGCTCTCATGTGCTTCATACTAAGTACACGATCCATGCGACGGCAGATGAATGGAATATCAAAGAACTTAACGTTCCATCCAGTCACAACATCAGGAGTCTTCTGCACCCAATATTCCTGAAACTTGAGAAGAAGTTCACGTTCATTTTGACAATAAACATAGTGAACATCACTACGTGAGTTTTCAAACTCACCACAACCCCAAGTAATAATCTTCTTACTAGTAAAGTCCTTTACAGTAATGCAAAGAATTTCTTCCCGTGCTTCCTCAACACTAGGAAATCCATTCTCAGATGTAGTCTCAATATCAAGAGACATGATATTAAGTTGACTGAAATCATAGTCAACTTCTTTAGGATACTTACTCAGGATATACTGATATAAGTATTTGGTATTACCGTAGATAGTAAAGTTATCTACTGCCTCATAAGTATTAACAAACTCTTTAGCATCTTTGATGCCACCGAAATGAACGGGTTCTACACAGTTGCCCTCAAGAGTTTTATATTCAGTTTCATTTTTTGATGCAACATAAAGAGTTGGTGAAAACTCTTCGCGGCGCTCAACCCTATCACCTCCATCAAATCCACGATACAAAATAGTATCGTTGATAATGGCAACATTAGTATAGAAATTCATCAATCAATAGCATCACGATATAATTTTAGCAGACTATCCATAGGATCCACGATAGTAATAATATCAGTAGACCTAATAGGAATCTGCTTTTGATGTGAATATGGAACAAAATTTTCCAAAATAAAATCTGGAATATATCCAATCACCACTTTAGGGTTGATGAGGATGCAATCAGCATCTTCTTCTGGACGTTCTTCAATCTCCGAGATCAGGTACTGACCCGTTTTCATCAAGATTACTTTGACTGTCATCGCTTACTCCAATGTTTTTAATGTAACTGTCTCGGATGTCATCCGTGGGTTCGCAAATAGTAACTACCCAATCTTTATTTAAGAAAAATTCATCGTCCTTTGTTGTGGACAACCAAGGAACGAAACTCAAAACACTATTTCCTGGATTAGTATCTTCAGTAAGAACTCCTTGCTGAACAACAGTTACTCTAACTGGTTTTACTAAAACTAGATCTAATACTACATTATTTTCGCGATCATAAATCTCACGAACGTCTGCAACGAGTTCTTCGCCAGACTTCAGAAGTACAAGTTGTACCGACATAAACTCCTAGAATTCAACCCTCATCATAGCATGAGCTCATCCGATTGACAAGCTGGAAACCTTAAGATTTCTTAGATGTGCTGACATTTTATCAAGATACCCACGGTTGCGTAGTTCCTTGAATACAAGGTTCTCTACAGCAAACTCACCACCACGTTGGATGGCAGATGATCTCATGTCACGCAGTTTCTCTTTAAGTTTTTCAAATGCCTCACGGTCGTCTGCCCTATTATCAATCAGGAAATCAATCTTTTCCATATAGTGCATTACCTTCTTGGCAATGTTAGCATCAGCAAGATTTACATCCTGATATGTGGGGCGGCGCAACCACAGACTATTCATTAGGGAGAATACTCCTTGCCCTGAGGGGGTTGGGTCTCTTCTATCTTGAGCGTAGAGTTCAACATCGTGTCCATAGATCTGAATATTATGGGTGAGAGCCCAGAGTTGTTTCTTGTCTCGTAAGTAATCATCAATGAGATCAGGACAATCGGCAATGTCTTCCTTGGAAACAATAAGATGAAGGTCCAGATCAGAATACTTAGTATAATTGTAATTGGCATTGCCACCTACTAGCACTACATCAATTATAGCACTGCTAGGAATTTTTGCAAACTCCGCCCACTCCTCGGCAATACGAACTAATCCCTGCCTGACCTCAGGTTTCATTGCTTCGCCAACCCAGATCTTAGGATTTAATTGCTGGTTATATCGGAGAGTAAGTTTTAAATCCCTATATGTTTTCATCAGGACAGACTTTATTTGTATTTATAAGCAAGAAAAAAGAGGGTTACCTGACTGTGACCAGGACCCTCTGCGGCGACGATATTCAATTGTATTTATAGAACAAAGTGTTTATCAAGAACTTCAATACGTTCTTCTTCATGTGCGATGATATCAAGTTGCTCTTGAATGGCAGCAAGAACATCAGGATGTTCACCAATACCAACAGGGTTCTCTAGATAGACTTCAATGTTTGCTTTTGCTTTGGCAATGTTGCCAGTAGCATCAGCACGAAGTGCTTCTAGAATTTTAAAACGTAGAGTGACAGACATTATTTTTTAGGAGTAAGTTTATATGCACCGAAAATTGCACCACCAACAAGGGCAATCATTAAAATTTCCATTAATAAAGTTCCTCTTCTTTTTCAGTTTCAATTACACAATCAGATGTGGGATAGGACACACATGTAAGTAAAAACCCTGCTTCAATTTGATCATCATCTAAAAATGACTGATCTTCTTGATCAACAGTTCCACTCACAATCTTACCAGCACATGAAGAACAAGCACCAGCACGGCAAGAGTAGTTCATATCAACACCTGCTTCTTCAGCAGCATCAAGGATATATTGATCACTCTCACATTGGATAGTGTGATCACCCTCAGTGGTCTTGAGGGTAATGGTGTAGGACATTTACTTTCTGAGAATAGATATGGTATATATTATACCACACTTTGTGTAATTATTAATTGCCCGTCAGCTCATATTTTTTCTTTTTCTGATGATCAGGAATAATTCTCTTTAATCTAATCGTAAGAAGACCGTTGGTGAGATCAACACTTCGGACCTCAACATCATCAGCAATAGTTCTACTCCAAGTAAATGCACGACGTGCAATTCCTCTTTGCAAATACTCATGGTCTGGTTCAGAATCTCCAGGTTTAGTACACTGAACAAATAATTTATTTGATTCTGTTTCAACTTTAATATCTTCTTTAACATAACCAGCAAGTGCTAGTTCTAATCTAAAATCAATACTAGATTCTTTGACAAGATTATGGGGTGGATAATTTGCATCTGATTCATGGACTGTAGCAAATCTACGAATCCATTCATCCATACCAATACCAAATCTTGATGCATCATTTAATAGCGCATCAATATCCGCAATGTTATACTTAACCATTATAGTAGCTCCTTAAAAAGCGAGTTTGTGTTGTGTGGACCCCGAAGGCATCCACAAATATTTATATCACAACAAAAAAAGCAGATACAGTGTAAACCGTATCTGCCTATAAGGGTTTCCGACTTTTGTAGAGACCGCACGAAAAGAGTCTCAAGTCTATTTATGTTTCTGTAGGGGCAGAAACTACTTTCTTCTTACCAATGTTATATTTTGCCTCCAATGTCCATTCAGACTTCTCCTTGTAGGCAATAACTTTGATTTGATTAAGAGGAGAAACCTCTTCAATTGCTTCGGGTTTAACTACAGTAACCAATTCCCAGTCAACCAGAAGTTGTGTGATACGATTACGACGCTGTACATCATTTAATGTCAGGTTAGCACGTTTGCCATCCAGGGCAAACAGTTCCTTAAAATGAACGATATAATAACGACCCTGCTTATGAAGAATGTGGCAAGATTGATATAGTTTCTTTTCCTTCCGAGAGGCAACGCCAATTCTAGTCAGAGTCTCACGAACTTTAAGAAAATCATCGGGTTCACTTAAAGTAACTTCCACCATATCGGCAGGTTCCCAAGTTACTTCAATATCAGTGGATGTAGTCATTGTTTACCGCCTTTAGTCAATTTTTGTTTAATAGAACTCAGTTGTGTATCGGAAAGAATACTAAGAGCGGACTTAGCTTTCTCGTTACTATAACCATAGTAAGATTTCACTGCATCCAAATCATCAATCTTTTCTTTCTTCAACCACGGAGAGAATCTCCGTTTTGGTCTGACAATATTTAGTAAAAATTCATATTGTAGTTTCTTAGACAGGTGGTGGTTAATATTAACCTCATTCGCCACCATAATAGTATCTATAAAACCTGACAAACAGCGGTTTACGATGTAAGGAGGATATGCATTTTTATTCTCATCAGTCATGATATTTCGTTTCTCATGATTGATAGAATTTAACCAATGTTTAAGTTCGGTTTTCATTTCAAATAATAATACTGTTGAGGTTGGTCCGACTGAGGTCCAGGCTTGCTTTTATATGCATGAACGTCCATTGCCATAGATATTCTAATTTGATCTGTGGGATTAGGATCTACCCAATGATGAGTATCACATTCAAAAACCATCAACTCCCCTGGATTATTAACTTGGTTCTTTCCTTCAAACCAAGTTCCAATTTCAGGATCCCCACCAATAAAAAGGTTGACACAAGACCATGGAAATGGTCGTTGATCTTTTGGTATTGATGGGCGGTGACAATGTGATGCAATACCTTCACCTTTCCTAAAAGTATTTGCCCAACACTGAATCCAGACCTGACCAACAAATACTACCTTCAACTTAGGAAGGAGGATCGGACCAATCACATCATCAAAAAGATAATTATTAATCCAATGTCTCCCAGTTAAAGAATTATCAGAAGTTCCCTCATGTAAATCTTCACCAAGTGACTTTACATAATCCTCAGTCTCTAGAATTCTATCATAGATTATTGAGCATTCATCTGCGGAAAGAAACTCAGGAACCTTAAATAATTTCATAGTTAGTCAACAGTAATTCAGCACGGTCTTTCTGTTCGTTCATATAATCGCCTGTAGAGCGCATAGTATAAGTTAGGTCATAAGTACATGCAAACCAGTCTTGGAAGCGATCCTTGACCATCTGAGTGGAGTTATAGGAGATCATGTGGCGAGCAAGGTGGTTATCGCAATCAGCAGCAAACTGATCATGATCAAAACGCTTATGTAAATCTCCCTTGTTCCCATAGAGATTATCTTTAATATCATAGGGTGGATCAGAATATATAAGACAACGTAAATTGTCTGTAAGAAGTCCTTCATATGACCAGTTCGTAATTTTCCAGTTCTGAATTATTTCTGAGTATCCTTTTAGTTTCTCAATTCCTCGCATTGAGAAGTTGGAGACAGATGCCTGCCTGCTAAAGGATGAGGACTCAGTGAGACCAGAAAAAGAGCACTTGTTAATAACGTAAAAACTAACAGCACGAGATAAATTGGATTGATCATAATCGTTTACTAATTCCTTTGATTCAATGAATAGTCCACGGGCAGATTCCTGATCAGGATACCTGGACTTAAGTTCTTGCAGACGACGCTGAAGTTTATCACCATCATCTTGTAATACTCTCCAGAAGTTATACAAAGGTTCGTAAAGATCGTTCACCCACACAGGAATGTCTGGGTTCTCTTTAGTGAATGCGATGGCAACACTACCACCACCAAGAAATGTCTCACGATATTCTTTGATCTCCTTAGGAAATCTTGGAAGAAGATACTTAGTGGCGCGAGACTTACCGCCAGGATAACGAAGAGGGGTTTTCAATGCTTTCATAATCAAATAGAAAAATCAAAGAATAAGTTTTTTCTTTTCAGGAGTTGAGATAGGAGAATACATTTGCTCATACTGAGAAACAATTTCTTCTGCTGCGTCAGCAACATATACCACAAACTTAGTAGACACTGTGATATCTTTTACTTCCTTACTAATCATCGGAGACCATGCTACAAATGATAGTGTGCCCTGCTGTGTAGGAACACCTACAATTCCATTCTTTAGTGTGAGGGAATTATCATCATGGTTGACGACTTCAGCAATCACATCCTCTCCAGAGGACATACGGATCAGTTTTACGTTCATTTTAAATTCAGTCTTTTGTTTGTTGACGTTGGTATTTTTTTTCTGCACGAGTCATTTTACGAACCCAAGGATCTTTCAGAGGAATTTCTTTCCCCTGTCTAATGAGTTCTTTAATGTGCTCGGGAGGATTCTTCCAAAGATCTTCTTCATTTATTTGAACTGACATTCCATCATAATTTCAGTTAGACATGCCAGAAGATTAATCTCCTGATCAGCAGCAAACGCTGCCTGATATTGATATTTAGCAATCACTAAGACTGCCATAGGAATAGTAGAAGGAACGAGAACATCATACATTGCCTCATAGATACGATGAATAACCATATTAAAATCGTTATCCAAATTTGCAACCACCCACTTACGGACAGTCGGAAACTCCTTTGCTTTCAAAGCATTCGTAAGACCTTTAAGATTAACATCACTAATCTCTGTAAGGATACCAGTATCAATGTTACCAGTATTACCATACTTTTGAAGTTGATTCAAAACACGACGCCAGTCTGGGAAGTGAGTTTGAATTAGTTCTGCAACAACCTTTGGATCGTATGCAACATTCTCACTCTCAAGTATAGACCGGACACGGTTGAAAAATTGCCCCGCAATAGTTGCCTTTTCTTTTCCTTTGAATGCAAAATCAATGACGGAACATCTTGATTGGATGGGGTCAATGATTTTGTTTTTGTAGTTGCAGGTGAAGATGAATCTGCAGTTGCTATGATACGCCTCAATAGAACTCCGTAAGAGGAGTTGTACATCATTGGTTGTATTATCTGCTTCGTCAATGATGATGACCTTGTGCTTACTTCCTTGAAGTGATACGGTCGTTGCAAAAGTTTTTGCTTGGTTCCGTACCGTATCCAGAAAGCGTCCTTCGTCAGATCCATTAATTACAATATAAGATAAGTTTAGTTCTTCACATAATGCTTTAGCAGCAGTAGTTTTACCAACACCAGGAGGACCAGTGAGAAGAAGATTATTCAACTCACCAGCAGCAACCTGTTGCTTAAGATCACGTTTGATGCTATCAGGCAGAATGCAATCTTCAATCTTACGAGGGCGGTATTTTTCCACCCAGAGATACTGGTCGTTCATAATATAAAAAAGTTTTAGTTAGAGTCGGGCTCAAGTGCAATCCAATATGTCAAAGGAATCGCCTGATGCTGAAAACAACTAATCAAACGCTTAGACATAGTGACCTTGTAATCACCCTTAAAGATTTTCAAGTTCTCAACCTTCATGTTGAGTACAAATTCATCAGCAGTCGCACCAACATCAACAGAAAAAGTATTTGAAGTATCGTTTTCTTTATCACGAACTACCACAGAGATCTTCTCACCATCACCAACAACAGAAAGATCAGGGAGATTGTTGACTGCTGCCATACGAATCAAACGATCAAGATCTTTTGCCGTCAAAGTAAAACTCACATCTTCAGAAGGAAGTGTGGGATTATCTTCTGGTGCTTTCTTAATCAGACTAGGATCTGCAAAAAAGTACTTCATAGAAGAACCCGTGTCAGTAATTTTTACATGATGATCAGCACCAAACTCCATGTCTGCACCATGCATCAGAATCATATTGCTGAGGAACTCACTCAAATCATAGATAGCAAAATTTTGTGGAAATGCTTCTGTGACATTTGCTTCAGCAAGAATATTTTCTGCGATAGAGAATGTGCGAAGTCTATTGCCTGCTTCCACGGCGATGGATTGATTGATTGAAGAAAAATTCTTCAAAATTTCAAACGTATCGTTAGATAATTTCATAGTCATTGAGGGTATTCTTCAGTAATGTTAGATTTGTCAGAGAAATGGAGAAGGAGTAATCCGTAGTGTAGGATTTTGATAATGTCGCGACGGGCAGTACCTTTACGATCATAGCGTGAAGCATACTTTAGAATGTTACTTCTACAGAATGCTTCAGCATCACCACAGGACTCAATCAAATCTAACGTTTGAATCTCATCGTTGCCAGCAGAATAATGTTGCTTATACGTGCTAGAGATGTAGTCCTTAAGTTCTTTGAGGAGTTCCTCTTCATTGTATTTCATAATTAGTCTCCGTTAGTCAATTGTTCCATTTTACTAAAATTTTTCACTTTGTCAAATTTGAGAACACGGTCAAACTTCTCAACCATATGCTCTCGGTGCGAGATAATAAACAGATTAAGGTCGTTAGTAAAGTTCCTCAAGATATATGATAACTCATCAGTGCCGCTGCTGTCAAGTGAGCTGTCAAAGATCTCATCAAGGATGAGAAGGTTGGTGTCCACGCTGTTTTTGAGTTTGGCAACTGACCTCCATGTTAGCATAAGAGCGATGTCAATGCGAGACTTCTCACCCTCTGAGAACGATGCATAACTAAAGTCGTCTCTATAACGAGACTTGATAGTCTCCTCAAAACTCTCACTGAGTGTGAAGTTCACAAAGAAATCCATCTGCTGTAGGTATTGGTTGATGAGTTTGTTCATCACCGGCAGGTATCGTTTGATGATCCTGGTCTTGATACCAGTGTCCTTCAGCAGGTTAGCAGCAACATTAAAGTAATCTTTATTCTCCTTATGCAAGAACAAAACTTTCTCATATTCTTCTTTCTGATTTTTCAGTTCACTTAACTGCTCTTGCTCCTTACTAGAATTGCTTTTGTTATCAGCAATGGATTTAATCTCTAACTCAAGATCTCTAATCTGACGATTGATATGATTAATGATTCCATTGTTCTTATCAATGGCAGAATAATTATCTCTGATATCATTAGAGATTTCTTTATACTGATTAATCTGAGTCTTTACATCACCAATTTGTTCGTCAAGAACGCCCCATGCTTTTTCTGTTTCAGAAATAGATTTCTTATTTTTATCTACCTTACTTTGCTTAAAGTCAGAGTCTAGTGTTTGCTTACATGTAGGACATGTATCATTGTTAGTATAAAATAAAAGTTCTTTATTTAAATTAGAAAGTTTTGTTTTAAACTTTATCTTAAACTCTTTTAAACTATCATACTTTTTAGATAATTTATCGCCGTCAAATAAGTCACTCTTTCTAGTTTCAATATACTCTGTAATTTGATGATTTTGTGATAAGATCTCTTCGCTTTGAGAAAATAATTTACTTATCTTCTCTTGTTTATGTTGTATAAAATTGTCGCTCTGTGTTTCAATCTGTTTAATTAAATCTTCATGAGATTCAATGCGATGCTTTACCAAGTCAAGATCTTTATCCGTGAAGCGAATAGCATCGTTTAATTGCTTCATGCGATCCTTAAGATTAGTATTCATTGTAGAGAATACCTGGATATCCAGGAGATCTTCAATGATATCGCGACGGGATGCCAATGGCAACTGCATGAATGGAACAAATGTAGAAGATCCCAGAACAACAATCTGTGTAAATGACTTATAGTTTAGTTTGAGGATTGTTTGTTCCAGGAACTTCTGTTGATCTGCTGCTGCAGCATCTTGGTTCAGCATTTCTCCATCAACATAAACCTCAAAGAGATTAGGTTTCATGCCACGGATAATTTTATAAGATTTCTTAGCGATTGAAAACTCAACTTCAACACAACAATCTTTGCCATTGATAGTGTTTACAAGTTGAGGTTTATTGATCTTACGGAATGGTTTATTAAACAATACAAAAGTAAGAGCATCTAACACTGTGCTTTTTCCAGCACCATTACTGCCAATAATTACATTGTTACCATGTGTATTGAGTTTTATTTCTGTGAAGTTATTGCCACTAGATAAGAAATTTTTATAACGAATAGTTTCAAAGATAATCATAGATCATGTGATGGTGGAATTATTAGTTCATTGGGTTCTATTACAGTGTAATTATACCCGGTGCTTTCGCACATTTCAATCATTGACTCAGTGTCAACTTCAACAGTTGACATTATTGGAAAATCATCTGCCTCCAGAAGACCAGCAAAACGTTCAGCATCTTCTAATTCAGTGAAGAGCAAAAGAGTTCTTTCGTTCTTACTATTTGAAACAGCATATGCTCCTTCAGTTTCCTTACCTTCTAGACACAGTATATACATTATACCACCTCAAGTGCCTCAACGTACAGAGATTTCATAATCTCTTTTAACTTATGACTATCTAGGTTGGTATTAAGTTCATCAACATACTTCTCCAAAATAGTTAGAGTGTCTTCATGCTCAAGTTCTATGTCATCATCATCATCAACTTCTGTAGAAAAGTCTTCAATAATTTTAAGATCTAATGCAACATCTTGTAAAGAATTAATAAGATAATCAAACTCAGTATAATCTGTTTTATTTTCTACAACAACTTTTACTACAGTATCTTTATATTTTTCAACATCTATATTATAATATTCATTTTTAGTGTCATCATAAAATATTTTATGAAACATTTCGTAAGGATTTTTAATATGCTGTAACTTTAGAGTTTCAGTATCAAAGATATTAAATCCACGTTCATCAGCATAATCATTCCAATACATCTGATAGGGATTACCAATATATTGGAAGTTTCCTTTCTTACTTCTAGTATGATAATGACCCGACATCACCATCTTAAATTTAGAAAACTCGGAAACCTGCCTACCATGATTAGCAACGTAGGTAGGATTAGTTTTAAATCCTTCCATCTCCAGGTGTCCTAAGACAACCTCTGCCTCAGTTTCCCTCATAAGATTTACTGTTTGTTCTTCATTCTGATCGCAGATCCAAGGAAGATAAACCATCTTACGACCACCAACAGTAACCTCAGAAGGTCCAGTATAGACACGGAGATTATCATACTCCTGTAGAAGGCACTCCAAAGAATTAATCTCTAGAGTGTTCTTATAGAAAGCATCATGATTACCGACCATCATATCAACAGTCACCCCCAGATCCTGCAAAGGATTGAAGATGTTTTTCCTAGACCAGTCAAGACTCCAGAAATCAATGTTGCGACGAATATCAAACACATCACCCAGATGGATGACATGCTTAATTTTTTTCTTCTTTAATGTTGGGAAGAAAATATCATTATAGAATTTAAGAAAAAAATCATGATAATCTTGATTACCTTTCTTAAATCCGTAGTGGGTATCAGTAATCAGGGCAACTTTCATTTTCTAGTTTTTTGCTCAATGTTTTGTTTGATACTATTATAATCAGAAGCGGAAAAGTTTAGTTCATTCTTATCAGCATAGAGGACTTCATCGTATCCAGAACGCTCAAGAATTTTGCTTTTAATTTCTAGTTGCTTCTTTTCTTTTTGAATTCTTCTCAAGAATGCATAGTAAATAATTTGAGTAAAGTATGCAAAAGGATTGCCACGATTGGGATCAAAGTTATCAATGTACTGAACACAGTTCTCAATACCATCACTAATCATGTCCTCACGGAAAGGATAGTTGATGAAGTTAGGACGGTAAGACAGATGCTGTGCGATCTTCAAGAAGCACTCACCGATATAATTTGGTATCCTAGGGCGAGTGGTCTCTTCTGTCAAGGCTTTTTTTACAAAGTATTTGTAATCAGAGAGTGCCCTCAAGAACTCTTTATTATCTACATAATGTTCTGGTTTCTTTTTGGATCTCATTTTGGTTCATCTTCCATAAGTTATTGTACCAACATTATAACATATGTAAGAGGGCTTGACAAGATTGGATTTGATCTGTAGAATAACTCTGTAAGGGTTCAAAGGAAGTAATAGCTTTAAGTTAATAAGTATCAAATAAATTCTCAAAAAATATTCTAGCATCTTCTACAGATGCTCTGTATCCTTTGTATTTTTTTCTATTTAATTTTTTAGCAATTTGTTCCTTAGCTTTTTCGTTTATTTGAACAACTGCTTTTTTATAATGACTTAATCCTGGTTCTAGTAATTCATTAACTGTTATTATTTTAGTATCAGTTATAAAGAAGATATTGTCTGTTGATGATTTAATCCATTTAGATAATCTTAATCCTGTTATTTTAATATTGTCTCCTAACAAATCGTGTAGATCACTCATGTCCTCTAATATTAATGGGTTCTTAATTAATAAACCTTCTTCATGGACTTCAACTAAACCAACAATTTCTTCTCCAGTCATTAATTTTATTGTGCCGAAGAATTTATCGTTCATCTTTTAATATTTACTGGGATAATTTCATAATTAAATTGCTCTTCATTGTAAATTTTAATTCTTTCTTTGAGGTGATTGAGAGTATAGTTATTGTAACTACCTTTAGAAAAATCATCAGCAATGTCATAAAGCACTGCCTGAGCTTTGTTGTCTCCTTTGCGAAGGACTCTACCAATAGATTGTAGATTCCTAATTCTTGATTTGCTAGGTGAAGCAAAAACAATATTATGTAGATTTTTAATGTTGATACCAGTAGAGAAGGTTCCGTAGGAAGCAATGATAACGCAGTTATCATTTACCTCTGCTAACTGTCTGATGTTCTCACGTTCAGATGCTTCCACACCACCATGAACAAAGAAAACTTTCTTGGTATCTCCGATACTATTATTTATCAT